GAAGATTACGATATATTTCTTCAACACTTACATAAATTTCATAAGGTATTAAGAATTAATCGTAATTACTATAAAGCCGGACATTTAGATGTAGCGGGTGGATGTGCTACTTATAGGAATATGGCGGAAGAAAAAAAACAAGCCGAAATCTTTACTAAAAAATGGGGATCAAAGGTAATTAAGTGGACGCCGGAGCGATCAACTAACCCGCGTTTATATCCACCGATACCGGGTGTTTAATGGAAAACGTTGAAAATCCCGATCAACCTATTGAAAAAACACCGGAACAGATCGAATGGGAACTCTTAGAAAAAGAGCGCAAAGTAGCGGATCTGCGCCAAATGGGTGTTACGTATGCAGTAATCGCCAAAGAAGTTGGTTATGCTTCTCCATCGGGTGCTTATCACGCCTACGAACGGGCTTTAGAGCGTTACCCAAAGGAAACGATAGATAGGAAGCGAGATCTAGCCGAAGCACGGTTAGAGAGGCTTATAGCGGGTGTATGGACAAAAGCGTTACGCGGTGAGATTCCAGCGTTAATGGCTTTATTAAAATTATTTGAACGACAGGCTAAACTTCTAGGGTTGGACGCGCCCGTTAAAACGGAGAATCGGGTAGAAATATTCGAAGGTGGGAGTTATATAGATGAGCAAGTTAGACGCTTTGCCTATCTCATCGCCGAAGCCCAAGGTAACGCTGACGCAGAATCACATAGTGACGGCGAGCAGGTTATATTGGAAATCGGTAGCGCGACCGAATCAGATTCCGTCGGAGAGCCAATGGCAGACGTGGTTGATCCTATCGGGGCGGGGATGGGGCAAGACCCGTTGCGGGGCGGAATGGATAGTGAACGAAGCAATAACGAAACCGAAGACACGGTGGGCGGTAGTAGCGAGAACCCACGCTGATATTCGGGATACCTGCTTTGAAGGTGAATCGGGGATCGTTTCAGTATTAAAGCGTTATCAAATGTTCGACGAAAAAAGTTATAACCGAACAAATTATTCTTATACTCTGCCTAATGGATCTAGGATTAAAGGATTCTCAGCAGAAGAGCCTGATAGATTACGTGGACCTCAACATCATGGGGCTTGGCTAGATGAGTTAGCCGCGTGGGAGAAACCCGACGCGTGGGATCAGTTACAGTTTGGATTGCGTCTAGGCGAATATCCACAAACGGTGGTTACAACTACGCCACGCCCAACCAAGTTGATCCAAGATCTAGTACATAGAAAAACTACGCTTGTTACGCGTGGATCTACTTTTGAAAATGAAAAAAATCTAGCGCCATCTGCTCTAGTTGAATTACAGTTACGGTATAACGGAACACGATTGGGTCGCCAAGAGTTATACGGCGAAATCCTAGAAGATGTTGAAGGCGCGTTATGGACGCGGGATATGATCGAAAGATCAAGGATCAGGAAAGAAGATCTGCCGCCATTAATTAGAATTGTCGTAGGTATCGATCCGGCGGTTACGTCCGGTGAAGATTCAGACGATACGGGAATCGTAGTTGCGGGATTGACTAGCGATAACGAATATTATGTTTTAGATGATAGAACCTGCCACGTTAGTCCGGAACAATGGGCTAAGGTTGCGGTAGGTGCGTATGAAGATTGGAAAGCAGATCGAATAATTGCCGAAACCAATAACGGTGGCGATATGGTCGAACTTCTTTTAAGAAATGTCAGCCCCAACATTCCGGTTACTAAAGTTACGGCTTCGCGCGGAAAAAGAGTTAGGGCTGAACCTATTTCGGCATTATATGAACAAGGACGGGTTCATCATGTCGGCGGGTTTGAACGGTTAGAAGATGAGATGTGTCAATGGGTGCCGGATTCGGGTGATTCTCCGGATCGTATGGACGCGCTCGTATGGGCTATGAGTGAATTAGCGGAAACGTCCGGATCAATGATGGGTCTAGCGTCTTTAGCAGTATTTTGCAGTAATTGTAGATTCCCGACAGTAAAAGGCTCTACAATTTGCCCTAAGTGCGGGTCAAAGATGGAGATAATAATTGCTAACTAATGGGAATTCAGAATTAAGAGCAGATGGCATTTATACGTGGACGATTCCTGCGCTCGCGGCTAGGTTAGAAGATGGTAAAACGTTTTTAACTTGCCCTAACGCCGGATCTTGCGCTCAATTATGTTATGCGCGAAATGGAACATATAACTTTAGTAACGTAAAAAAGGCTCACGCGCGTAATCTTCAATTAGTTATTGACGATCCGGAATTGTGGATGGTTAATATGATCTTAGAGTTGAAAGCAAAAAAGTTTAGACCAATAGGTAAAACAAAAGATCTGCCATATCCGGATCAATTCGCTAAAGATTGGTTAGATCAAGGCGGCAAAGCGGTTCGGATTCACGACGCGGGGGATTTCTTTTCACGTGAATATTTCGTGAATTGGTGGAAGATCGCAAAAGAAATACCGGACGTTATGTTCTATGCTTATACTAAAGAAGTCGAAATGGTAAAAGCGGAAATAGCGTTAGCCGGAAAATTGCCAAATAATCTTCGAATAATCTTTTCAATGGGCGGCAAGCAAGATTATTTAATAGATAAAGAAAACGATAGACACGCGGAAGTTTTCCCTAGTATGAAATCGCTTATAGAAGCAGGTTATACGGATCAGGAAGAATCGGATTTATTGGCGTTTTTATTGCCTACTAATAAAGTGGGAATAGTGGTCAATAACATTCCACAGTTTAAGAAAAAACAGGGCAACGCAACATTCGGTCAATTACAAGAGTTACGGAGTTAATAATGGCTACGACTTATAACGCCGTAATCGATCAGGGTGCCGATTGGTATGTGAATTTTCAATGGGAGAATCCAAACGGAACACCTATTGATGTTACGGGCTATACGGCTAAATTACAGGTGCGTACTTCACCGTTGGCAAAAACTGCCGTGCTTACTCTTACTAATACATCAGGAATTTCAATTACGGGATCGACGGGAACGTTTGCTATCCATGCGACGGCGGCTCAAACGGCGGCTATTACTAACGGACTTTATTCTTACGATATGGAGATTACTTCTCCGACAAACGTAATTACTCGTCTTATTCAGGGAACGTTTAATGTAAGTCCGGCGGTTACACGGTGACAAATACAGTAGTAGTAACGAACTCCGTACCTAATATTGTTGTAGTTCAAGAAACTTTAAATAACTTAGTTGTATCTACGCCGGGACCGCAAGGACCTGCGGGTAGCGTTGCTAACGTTTTTTATACTCACTATCAAAGCATTCCGTCTAATGTATGGACGATTGACCATAACCTTAATCAGCATCCGGTGGCAGTAGTTATTGATTCCGGTGGGACTAGCGTAGATGGTACAAATACATATCCAAGTTCTAATCAAATGGTAATAACTTTTAGTGCTTCTTTCGGTGGCACTGCTTACATAATCTAGGAGAAAAATAAATGGCACGTAAATTTCTGACCCCGATTGATCTCACTCAGAATGAATTACAAAATGCTCGTATCCAAAACTTGGGTACTGCGCCTTCTTCTCCGGTATCAGGACAAATTTATTACAACACCACAAGTAAAGTTATTTTTGTTTACGATGGGACTAACTGGACAGAAGCGGGTGGGATCACTTACGGATCGTTGGCTTCACGTCCGGTGGCTACTGCGGTATCTGCGGGAACGTTTTATTATGCGACCGATAACTTTTTAATTTATTATTCAAACGGAACTACTTGGCAACAAGCGAGCGCGTTTGGCTCAGGACTTTCTACAACAGTATCGATTGCGGGAAGCGCGGCTGATGGATCTTCCACTAACTACGCTCGTGCGGATCACGCTCACGCGGGACCGGGCTTTGGAACTGTAACGGCGCAAACTTCTTATGGATCTACATCTTCCGACGGTACTGCTACTACGGTTGCTCACTCAGACCATACGCACGGTACTGTGGCAATATCTGCGACCACTCCGGTATCGGTAACAACATCTTCGGGCGTAGTTGGAACTTCAACTTCTGCGGCTCACGGCGATCACGCTCACGGATTTACTGCGTCAGGCTTTGCGTTATCTGCGTTTGGTGTGCCTACTGCTTCGGTATCTTTCAACTCTCAGAAAATTACTAACCTTCTTGATCCTACTGCGGCTCAGGATGGAGCGACAAAAAGTTATGTGGACGCGGTTGCGTCCGGATTAAACGTACATAGTGCGGTTCAAGTTGCGACTACTGCGGCTTTGCCTACTGGTACTTATGCGGCTGGATCTGCTGGCGCTGATGGTGGAACTGGTGTCGGAGCGACCTTTACAGTTACGGCTACTGGAACAACAACGATCGATACACACGTACTTGTTTTAAATGATCGCGTATTAGTTAAAAACCAAGTGGCTGGATTACAAAACGGTATTTATCTAGTAACAACTGCCGGAACTACGGGCGTATCGACAGTATTGACTCGCGCGACAGATTACGATAACCATATTGCTGGTCAAGTAATTGCTGGCGACAGTATTTTCGTTATTCTTGGATCAGCGAACATTTCGACTTCATGGGTAGAAACCGCAACAGGTACATCTACAACGCCTCTTAACGGTATTAAATTAGGAACAGACTCACTTACCTTTACGCAATCAGGATCAGGATCAACTTATACTGCAGGTAACGGTATTACTCTTGCGGGTAGCGCGTTTTCTTTTGCTCCATTATCTACGGGCGGTCTTACTGTTGGTAGTACTGGTGCTACTGCGGCTATCTTGCTTGCTACTAACTCAGGGCTTGGAACAACATCAAGCGGATTGGCAGTAGGAGCGGGAACAGGTATCACGGTTTCAACCGGTACGGTAGCGGTTGATACAACGGTGGTAGCGCGTAAGTTTTCTCAGACTCTTTCAACATCTGCAACTTCTTATACAATCACTCATAACTTAGGAACTTTAGATGTTTTGGTACAGGTTTATACTGTATCGGATGGATCGGAAGTTATGGTCGATAACCTAAGAGCGACAACAAATACCGTAACCCTTAACTTCTCAACCGCTCCATCTGCCAACGCTTATCGTGTAGTTATATTAGGATAATCCTATGAGTAAGAAAGCGTTAGATCCGGTAAATATTCAGTATTTAGCGAGCGCACCAACTACGCCTACGCTAAATGCAGGAGATATGTATTTTAATACAACATCTAATTCTTTACAGGTGTACACGGGAAGCGCGTGGGTTGCTTCATCTTCGCCTATTAGTTTTGTATCAACCGCAATATCAACAGGAACTACAACTCTTACAACTGCATCGCCAAGAGTGCAAGAATGGTTTGTAGGCTCAGGAACTCGTACAATTAATTTGCCATTAATAACAGGAATGACTGTTGGCGACTCGTTTGAATTTTATGTTTCAGGAACATATTCAAGCGGAGCACTGCCAACAATAATAATTACAGACTCAACTGGAACATCGACGTATGCTCAACTTGATTCAACTTCAGGTTACGGTATTCGACTTATTGTTGCTAATAGTGGCGGTTCTAATTTCTGGCAAATATGGACTAGCCGATTTAATTTTATTAATTCTAATCCTACAATGCCAGGCTCTATTACAACAATGCCTAAAGCGAGTTATCAACTTTGGAGCGACAATATAATTAACGAAGCGCGTATATTATACAATACGACCTCAAACAGTGTTTCTGTTGCACCAAATTTAGATAATTCATCTAGTGGAATTTTGTACTTGGGCGGCGCGCTTGCTTCAACCAACATCAATGCTGGAACAATAGGGGCAGATAGATTACAACCATACATTAAAGTAGGCGGAGCGGGTGCTGCTGGTTTGGTTCAAACCAATTCATCGGGCAACATATCTATTTCGTCTGTTGTTCCACCTTCTTATGCAACACAAGTTGCTGTTTCAAGCACAAATTACAATTTAACAAATGCGTCTGCTAGAAATCAATGGTTTACTGGAAACCCCGGCGGTACTGCTTGGAATGTATATTTACCAGATACAAGCACTTTAACGCTTGGTGATTCTTTTACCATTGTTAATTTAACTGGCGGACTTGCAACTTCAGCAATTTACCTAAATGGCGGAGGTGTTATCAATTATACAATTGCTCAAAGCAGAACAAAATTTACTTGTGTTTCATTAACAAATACTGCAAGTGCATGGGATATAGCGTATGAAACATTTTTGATTAATGATCCGATAAATTCTACAAGTTATGGTTTGGGAGCAGTTATACCTGCTATTGCAGGTAAAGATTCATCAAGCCCAGTTGTTTTTGGTGCAAATACTTCTTTAAGCCAAGTCATAATAGGACCAGTTTCAAATCAAAGCGGTGGCGGTAGCATACTTTTTGGTAATGCTACAAGCACTACCAATTATAGCAAAACTACCCTTAAAGGTAGTTATACGCATACTGCGGGTCAAACAACATACGCTCCATTAAATCTTACTGGTGGAAATATTTTAAATACTCCCGCCACTGGCGCAGTAGAATTTGATGGAAATGAAATATATTTTACAACCAACGCAACGCATGGTCGCGGTGGATTATCAACTTTACTTCTTGCTTCTAATACGGCAACAAAATCATTAACATCTGCCACTACCGCAAACCAGCCATTATTTGCTACTCCGACAACAGGTGCGCTTACTCTTTCGGGTAGTACATCTTACTTAGTTGAAGCCTTTATTATTCTTAATACAGGAACTACGAATACTCGAACAACTTCATTTTCAATCGTGGGCGGTGGTACGGCAACATTTACCTCGGCGGCATTTGAAACATCTTATGTAGGAGCAGTATCGGGTACGCTTGCAACACCACAAAACGTTTATTGGACTGCGGCAACAGGTGGAGTAATGAACGCTACTAACACCCTTGCTTCTTCATATTTCCGCGTAAAAGGAATTGTTAGAGTGAACGCGTCAGGAACCGTAATTCCTGCAATTACATTTTCTGCTGCTCCCGGCGGCACAAATACTGTCGGTATTAACTCATTTATTACATTCACACCTATCGGAACAAACACCGCTACTTCAATTGGTGCATGGGCTTAAAAGATTATCAATACATTAAACATGAGAATAGGAATTACAAAATGGGTCTATTAGATCGCTTTGCTAAAGCCGTAGCCGAACAAATAGACAAATCTCCTAGACTTCCTGCTGGCGCAACGACAATGACTGAAAATGATATGCGTAATAGTTTGGCTTATCAACAACAATACGGCGAAACCGTGCCGTTAAGTCGGGATTTAGTAACGCCTACTGTGCCGTTTGGACCGGGTAATCCTTTATTGCCGGGCGCAATTAACCCTGTTGGGGAACGTGGGCGACCTGACCCGCGTCGATACGAATATCAAGTGGCTCAAAATATCAATATTACGGCGACAAAATTAGTCCCGTTTGATACTTTGCGTGCCGCGGCAGATCAAATTGATATTGTCCGCAGATGTATTGAAGTATTAAAAAATAAAATGATTGGTTTAGAATGGGATATAACTATTGCCCCAAGCGCGGCTGAACGTATTGCTGATGAAATGGGCGGGGATCGTTTACGCGCTATGGATATGGCAAGAGATAAATTTAATCCGGAGATCGCGCGATTAAGATCGTTTTGGGAAACTCCCGATAAAGCAAACGGCATGACTTTTGCTGATTGGCTCATGGTTTCATTAGAAGAAATTTTAGTGTTAGACGCGTGGGCTATATGGCCTCAACCAGCCGTAAATGGCGAACTTTATGGATTTCAAATTTTAGACGGATCTACTATTAAACCATTACTTGATGATCGCGGTATGCGCCCGTTGGCGCCATTTCCTGCTTACCAGCAGATTTTGTACGGGTTTCCAAGAAGTGAATTTTCAGCAACACAAGAAGATGAAAACGCTGATGGAGAATTTAGCGCAGATCAGTTGGCTTATATGGTGCGTAATCGCCGTACATTCAGCGTGTACGGATATTCTCCGGTAGAGCGTTGCTTGCCATTAGCGGATCTTTATTTAAAACGTCAGCAATGGTTACGTGCTGAATATACCGATGGCGTATTGCCTGAAATGATTATTGAATCGGCAGCAACGTTTGGCAATAATCCGGAATTGTTAAGAGCGTATGAAAATATTCTCAATGACGATCTATCGGGTCAAACGGAACAACGCGTACGCGCAAAGTTATTGCCAGCCGGTTTAACTGTTAAACAGTTTGAAGGTTACGGCGAACGCTTTAAAGATGTATTAGACGATTACCTAGTAACTTCAATATGTGGACATTTTGGAATCATGCCTACGGAAATTGGATTTACTCCTAAGACCGGATTAGGCGGCAAAGGACATCAAGATGGAGAAGCCCAAAGCGCAGAATTAATTGGCTTAATGCCAATTGCTAATTGGATTTCAAAGACCATTACAAATCTTTCATATACTTACTTAGGTATGCCACGCGAACTTGAATTTACTCTTATGCCATCTACTCGTACAGATACTAAAGATTCAGCAGACCGCGATGATATTCAAACACGCGGGGGTAAAAAAACGATTAATGAATCACGTTCGGAAATTGGTTTGCCACTTTTGGAAACTCCGGAAGCGGATATGCCGTTTTTGGTTGCCGGATCTTCCGTATTTCTTTTTACACCGGAAGGAATCGTAGCGGCTGGCGCACCGGAAAATTTGGATCAAAATCCGGATCAAATAGAGGCTAAACCGACAGATAATAAACCTATTGAAACTGCTTCCGCTACTAATCCGTCTAAGGCTGAAAAACGTGAATTAGAGCGCTTTGAACGCTGGTTGGATAAAGGGATCAGAGATCGTTCATTTCGTTTTTATAATGTCGATCCAATAGTAGGCGACGCGTTAAACAAATGTTTAGTAGATGGGGACATTGATCTAGCGCGTAATCTAATTTCTGCTTATACCTCGTGAAAGTGTGGGCGGCTAAAGAGATTAAGGGACGGATCTCTGCCCAAAATGCGGTAACTATACGCGCGGCAATTAAAACTTCTTTTAATGCGCAAAAAATAGCGGAAGAATATTTAGCCTCAAATCCGGATAAAACGGATAACTCTACGGCTGATAATGCGCGAGCGCGATCATGGACGTTATTACACGTGCCAATTAGACCTAGTGTTTTAGAAAAGGCTATTAAAAGAACTCTTGCCGAAGGATGGGTAACGGGTAATAAAGCGGCTAGATCAATGATTAAAACTTCCGTAGTCAAAGCCAGCGTTACTGAAATTGCTTTAGATCCTAACGCGGATATATGGGCTGGATGGCAACCGGGGGATGAAGCAACGGCGGCTCTTCTTAATGCGCCGGACGGGTTAAAGATTTTATTAGATCAGGCTAACTTTACGGCTAGCGATTCGTTAAAAAATAGCGCGGATAAAATTGGCACTCAATTGGCAGAAGGATTTAGGCAGGGTGAATCTCTTACTAAAATAACTGATCGAGTGGCAAGCGTAATTGATGATCCGTCTAAAGCCCTTACGATTGCTACAACAGAAATGACACGGGCGACCAACATTTCTGCTATGAATACTTTTCAAGAAGCGGGAATTGGTAACGTTCAATGGTTTGGAATTGATCCTTGCCCTATATGCGCTGATAATGATGGCGAGATAGTGGCGTTAGGCGATGTATTTCCATCCGGAGATACCGAACCACCTGCTCACCCTAATTGCCTCTGCACGATTTTGCCGGTAATTGATGAAACGGCATATCAAAATGTCGATCAACAAATTCAAAGCGCCGCTAGCGACGCCGTGGATTCAGCGCAAGCGCGTGAACCGGGTTTAAGCCAATCTATGGTGGACGTTGCTTTAACTACGGGCGGTCGATTGTCAGGATTCGGACAACGCCTTAAAGGTGAATCGTCAATAGCACGAAAAATCGGCGACGCAATCAAAACGGGCGAAGCAAGATCGGCGGAGCAAGCGGCTAATAATATGGCTGATCTTAATCGCTATACAATCGTTTTTCCTAATAACGCGTATGTAGATTCCGTTAAACGTGGAATCGATGAATTGGTTAATAAAGGTTATGAATTACGCATTAAAAACTATTGGGAACGTGAAGATTATCGCGGTATCAATATTGCGGTTAAAGATTCGACCAATAAGGAATTTGAACTTCAATTTCATACCGAAGAATCGATCAGGGTTAAAGAAGAATTACATAAACTTTATGAAGAATACCGCGTAGAAAAAAATGATAACAAGCGGTGGGTTTTATGGAACAAAATGACTAAATTGGCTAAAGAGATACCTAATCCGACCAATTATGAAGACCTATTAAAGATAGGCAAATTAAAACAAGAATATTTTACTGATTCAATGGGTAATCGTAGGGGCGGGTTATCTTCATTTTCAAAATGGTTTAACGTGAGGAAAGATAAATGATCCAAGATCGCTGGTTTTATAAGACCGACGACCGAAACGATATTTTGGCTATCTATCGCCTTAACGTCAATGATGAAAAACAAAAGGTTACGGAATTAGTGTGGTTAGACAATGCGTGGAATGTAACCGATAATTTGATACAGATGATCACAGGCGGAGAATTCTACTTAGACGAAGTAACGCGGGAAACCGTTCAACACTTTACCCCTTATGTAGATACAAACGAATATAAATAAGAATAGGAAAAAATATGGCAACCGTTCACTTAAATTCTACGGTGGGAACATCGGCGACATTGATTTGCCAAGTAGGTTCAGGCTTATCTCGTAACGTCGCAGTTCAAATTCAAAACGGAGATAGCGCTTCAATTTGGATTGGTGATTTTACAATTACGACTTCCGGTGCCACTAAGGGACATTTAATAACTGCTGGAACAACATTCCAACTTTGGTGTAATTCCGGAGATAAAATTTACGGCATTTCTGCGGCTGGTACTGCGGCTGGTGCAGTTGTAATTACCTATTCAGGAAACTAAGGAGTAATGA